TAGCCTGCGGGCAAGTTATAGGCTATTCCCGACTGCAATGCTTCGACTAATACTTGCCCGGTTTCTAGGCCGACGCCGATCACGTTTTCGGCCAATACTTGCAGCTTATAAACGACGCCATCGATGGGCAAAGTTTGAATAATAGCGCCTTGGTTAATGGTTGCTGCATCGGCGGCGTTGTCTTTGGTTAATGTTATATAACCGCGCGTTTTTACGGCGGCTTTGGGGGTAACGTTTAGCTCCCACGCTTTAAGCTCTAACGACCAACGGGCGGCAGTGGCGGCAAACATATTAGGCAATACATAACCGGCTAATAATGTATTGATTAACCATAATGTTGGCGTGACAACCGCAGCACGCACCCAAGACCAAAATGGCGACATTACCGAGTCGTTTGAAACGGCGCTACCAGCTGCTAGCACTTCGGCTTTTAATTTGGTTTCTAACTCGGCTGCCGTGGTCGGGATGCCCGAATCGGCTAAAATTCTTTTAAAATTGGCGGTGGGTCTGTTGCTCATGCTGTTACCTCAAATCTGCCAAACGCATAAGTTTCGGCAGTTAAACTGATGTTGCCGGCAGTTGATTCTTCTGCCGTGGCGGTGCCGGGTATGATTCGCGTGTCTTGCTCGGTTAACTGCTCAATCTGAATTAATACATCATCACGCAAAACGGGGCTGCGTTCGGCGACTAATTCACGGGCGAGGCCGGACTCCATGATGCTGTGCTTTACATCTTGGGCGATGCTCACTAGGTTGTTGCATTGGCTTGGCTGCTGTCCGGCGTCGATATCCCAACCGCCATCATTTACGTTGATATCGATGTAATGTTTATCCGGCATTGAGTTCTTCCCATTCTGCTAGTTGATCAGGGGTAAACGGCTGCTGGCTGTTAATGGTGATGTTGCCATAACTGCGCGTTGCACCTGTTTGACTTTTATTAACGCTGGTTGCGTTGCTTACCATGTTGTAAGGCAAGGGTGTTTGTGTTTTTTTCTGCTTATAGGGCGCGACAAATTCAGCGCCCATTTCACCGTCAACGCGGGATGATTGAGCCGCGCTGGCAACGGCCTGCATTTCTGGTGAGCTGGGCATGTCGGTGTCCATGGCGATATCAATGCCGGGGATCATGTTTAATTTATCAATGACCCAATCGATGGTTTCACCTAAAAACTTAAACACGGCGGTATCACCAAAAGTGGCTTTTATTTCATCCCAGTAATAGATTGCCGCGCCTATTGCGGCGACTAGGCCAACAATACCAGCCACTACCCATGTCATGGGATTAGCCCATAATGCGGCGTTAAATAACCAGGTCGATGCGGTCATCGCAAGAGTGCTGATGCGCAGCACTCTGAACACGCCGCTTAATGTACCCATGGTTAACGCCCATCCCGCTGACATCATTGGCCAATGCCCATGGCAAGCGATAATCCAGCAACAACGCCGCCAAGCGAGATAGCCGCGATAGTCACATACCCTAGTATCTCGCCTAATATTGGGAATTCAGTTACCCATCCGCTGATCACTGCTATTCCGTCAGCCATTACGCCTACAACAGAATTAATTGACGGTAAAATAGCGCCAAAAATAGCCGCTGAAACGGCAAACATGACCGACTTTAATCTTTCCCATTGATCAGTCATGGCGGCGGCCATTTCTTCGGCTTTGCTCATACCTTGCACGTTGCCTAATGTTCTTATGCTACCCGCCAAGCCATCAGTATCGGCCATTAATAACTTGATCATGCCGCTGGCTTCTTTGGTGCCAAATGCTTTTGCTAGTTCGGCTGATTCGGCCACGTCCATAGTATCGCCGTACTTGCCTTTTAATTTATCTAATATATCGAGCATGGGCAGCATTTGCCCTTGGCTGTCGGTAAACTTTAAATTTAACTTATCTTGTGCTTTGGCTACGCCACCAATAAAGGCACGGTATTTTGTTCCCGCCTGGCTGCCTGACATGGTGGCCTGCAAGGTGCCCAAAATGCCCATTTGCTCAGACATGGCAATGCCTGCGCTGGTTGCGTCTGCGCCAAGAGTAGTAAATGCGCTGCTCATGCCTGCACCAGTGGTTTTAAACATTTCCACTGATTGTGCGGTCATGCCCGCGACTTGCTTGGACCAGTTACCTAGCCCCGATTCATCTGCAGAATTTTTAAAGATGCCATACATGGTGCCCATGTAATTGGTTATAGTGCTGGCATCGGCTTTGGTAGCAGCTGCCAATACCGCTGAACTTTTTGTTAAATCAGAAAGTTCATTGCCGTCTATATCGCCAAAGGCAGATTTTATATCATAGGCTGAATTAACCACGTCAACGGCGGATTTTCCGTATTCAACAGAAAATTCTAATGCGGTAGATTGCAGTTTCTTAAGGTCAGCATCGAGCACGCCAAGGGATTGAACTTCGCCCATTTTGCGATCCATTTCAATGGCCGGCATGAGCGCTGATTTAATGGCAAAGCCTGCCGCCACCAACCCCGCGCCACCGGTTGCCATATTCGCCATGCCCTCACGGCCGGCGGAAACGGTGCTTTGGATTTGCTGAGTGATGCCCTGTAACGGCCGAGTGACTTGGTCAATTAGCGCTACTTGCATTAATAATCGGTCCATACTCATTGTTTAAATAGTTTCCCTATGGCATTGGCGACGGCTATTTCTTGGCGCTGGTAAAGATGTTTATCTAACCAGATCGCGCGGGCTAGATTTTGCTCTTGGTCATCCTCATTGGGCAGAAGATGACGGCGCAGGGTTAGGGCTTGCTCGTAGCTGTTTTTTTCAATTTGCCCGACCCGCGCAGTTAGTTTTTTAGGCTAACCTTTATCCCGCCTTTTTGCACCTTTAGACACTTCCATGAACAAGTCCATGATTAACCCTGGCACTGTCTCGAGCAATTCAACTAGCGCATCTTTTTGCTCGGCTTTAACGGTGCGCGCTAAAAATTTATGTGCAGGGGCAATTTTGTTATCTGCCATTAATTCGTTAGTGTAGTTATTGTGATCTGCAACGGTTGGCGTAAATTCAAAGTCTTGATCACCGATTGTGACTACTACTGCTTTTTTTAAGGTTGTTTTGCTCATGTTACATCTCGCTTATTTAATAAATCGTAAATTCTGTTTAAGCCAAGCTCCATGTTGCGCTCCATGCGCTCGACGGCTTCTTTGGACTCTTCTTTGGTCATGTAGTATTTGGCTACATGGGTTTTATGATCAGATAATTCTTTGGACAATCGAAAGAAATAGCCAATCATGCCACTGGCGACAACGCATAAGAACGCGGCCAAGGTGACAAAAGCATTTATTTGATCTGGTTCCATTTAATTTCCTTTTATGGCCTTTTTAAGTCCTGCAACAATACCTACCGGCGATTGCCCTGCGCTTACTTGCTTATCAAGCGAGCGCTTGTGGATGCTTACCCCTAATACGCTTAGTGCGATACCAAACAGCGGCGTTAATGCAACAATGCTGGTCACTAACTCAGCGGCCTGTTTCGGGTGAATCACCATTGCGTAGGCTAGCCCAAAAAATAGCAAGCACCATGCCAAGCAAACCGCATAGCCAAACGTTGGCCGCCAACGGCGCACCCATGGGTCATTGCTGGCGAGTTCTTTTTGCATGGTCGCATGTTGCTGCTGCACGGATAATTTGCGCTCATCACTTGCGAGCTGCGCATGCTGAAATGCCAGGCGTTTAAGTTCAACTTGATTATCAAACTCAAGCTGTTTTAATTTCAGTAGTGCATCTGGGTTGGTTTTAAGTGACTGCTCAATCGCTTGCGGCGTATTTTCGACCCCTAGCGCATTTGCAACTAACCCGCCTACCGCGGCGCCCGCTGGTCCGCCAATTAAGGTGCCGATTAACGGGGCGCTGTTGCCTACCATTGATTTAATGCTATCCCACATAATTACGCCTTTTCTATCAACAATTTGGCTGGTTTGCCATCTAGCTCTTTGATAAGCGCATTAAATGCCAGTCTTGAGCTGCTGACGCACCACTCGCCAACTAGAAAACCAAAGGAAAGACCAGGCGCCGCGCAGCCGACCAGCTGTGATGGTTTGTTGGCAATATGCACTAAACAAGCCGTTCTGATGCTCGGCCCGTTCACTGTGACGCCAAGCGTTTCCGCTACCAGTGCATAACATTCACCATATTTAGGGCTATTGTGGGGAACAAGATCATACTCGCCTTCGGGCACGCAAGATTCAAACGGCTTGTTATTGCGCCATTCTTTTCGACAAAACAACATACTTCGCTGCCGTCAGCACGGTATAAATAAGAATACGTGC